TCGTCCTCTTTTTCCCCAAAAATGGTTGAAACGGTTCACATAGGCCCGATGACACGCGGATTACAACAAGGCTAGACAAATGCTAACCGAAACAAAACAGCCCTTACGAGGGGCAACTCATCCACGCCTTAACACGCCTTGGCTTAATACCAAATCTCGCGTAGATGAGATAGTTGCGCTATCTGAGGCTATCGGCCAGCCTTTGCTTGATTGGCAAAAACTCATACTTACAGATATGTGCGCTGTAGATGAAAAAAATATGTTTATAAAAAAGTCTGCCCTGTTTGTTTGCGCCCGGCAGTCCGGCAAGTCTCATATGATGCGTATGCGCGTATTAGCCGGCTTATTTTGCTTTGGTGAGCGCAATATCCTAATTATGTCCTCTCAGCGGCAAATGGCCTCTAAGTCGCTAGAGATAATGGCAGGCATCATTGAGCGTACGCCACACCTGCTAGCTCAGGTCAAAGGTGGCAATATAGATAAAGCATATAAGCGCACTAATGGTAATGAGCGCATAATCCTAGAAAATGGAGCTGAGGTAAAGGTTGTAGCTGCAACGACTGACTCCGCGCGCGGATTATCCGCCGACTGCGTTTGGGTGGATGAATTACGCGAATGTGGAGTAGAGGCCCTGGATGCTGTAAAGTCAACCACGCTTACACGTCCTAATAGCCAGCGCTTTTACACTAGCAACGCCGGCCATAAAGAGAGTCACGTGCTTAATGAAATGCGCGAGCGCTCGCTAAGTAAGCCGCCTAAGTCGGTTGGCTACTACGAATACAGCGCTCCGGATAATTGTGACATATGGGATAGAGCTAATTGGGCTATGGCTAATCCATCTTTAGGCACTCTCATAAGTGAGGAAGCTATAGAGGAAATTATTGCAACAAGTACACACGCAGCTGTAATGACTGAAACGTTGTGTAAATGGATTGGCACAGATACCAGCCCTTGGACACCGGGAAGCTGGGAGGAGTGCGCGGATACGTCTCTTATTATTGCTCCAGGTATGTACACAATGTTTGCCTTTGATATTGAGCCACACGCAGGGCGCCACGCATCTTTAGTAGCTGGGGCCGTATTGCCGGATGGACGTATCGGCCTCAGCCTTGTTAAAACGTGGGAATCTGACCGAGCTATTGACCAATTAAAAATAGCAGCTGACATAAAAGCCTATTGCGATGATTGGTTACCTAAGCTTGTACTGTTTGACAAGTTTACGGGCCAGCATATTGCCGACAGGCTCCATAATGCTGGCGTAAAAGTGGAGGACTGCAGCGGTACCCAGTTTTATAATGCCTGTTCCATTTTCAAGGATGCAATAGATAACCGCAGAGTGGTTCACGGTGACCAACCGGCTCTCAATGAGGCTATGGACTCAGTAGCGGCCAAAAGTAACGATTCAGCTTGGAGAGTTGTGCGTAAAAAATCTAGTGGCTCTGTGGCAGCTGTTATCGGTATGGCGATGCTGGCCTTACATCTTGATAAACCAATTTCAGAGCCTAAGGTTTACCTTTAGACACGCCGAGGCGCTTTTAACAACACAAAAGCAATATTTAGGCCATTATTAGGGTATGGGATTACTGCAGACTCTAGGCATATCTAAAAAAGATGTTACTGCGCAGTTAGCACCTGCCGTTTTATCACAAGGTTACGGCGCAGGTGTTTATAGCTTTGGTGGTTTGTATGGCGCCGGTACTGGCGCTCCGTTTATGGATAGATACGTAGCATTACAAGTGCCAGCTGTTGCACGTTGCCGTAATTTAATTGCAGGCGTAATCTCTAGTATAGATTTAGAGTTATATAAAAAATCTACAGGCGTGGAATTAGAATCTCCACTTTGGTTAGACCAACCTGATATACGTATGCCACGTAGTGTAATGATAGCTATGACGGTGGATAGCTTGTTATTTTATTCAGTGGCCTACTGGCGTGTCACAAGTTTGTATGCCGATGATGGGCGCCCTAGTGGCTTTGAGTGGGTTGCTAACACTCGCGTAACAGTTACAACTAATGAAACCGGCGATGAGGTTCAGTATTACAGCGTAAACGGTGTTCGCGCTCCTATGTCGGGTATTGGGTCACTTGTTACTTTTCAATCTTTGTTACCTGGCGTATTAGAAACAGGCGCGCGTACAATTCAAGCGGCTTTGGATATTGAAAAAGCAGCAAGTGTTGCAGCTGCTACACCAATGGCTACTACTGTAATTAAAAATAATGGTGCGGATTTACCTGAGGCACAAGTAAGCGGTATTTTGGCTGCTTGGAAAGCCGCTAGAGCTAGCAGGTCAACGGCATTTCTCACTAGCACTTTGGATGTGCAAAATATTGGCTTTAGCCCTAAAGATATGATGTACAACGAGGCCAGCCAGTACTTAGCTACACAAATAGCGCGTTTAATGAACGTACCTGCATATTACATAAGTGCAGATATGAATAACTCAATGACATACCAAAATATTTTAGATGGCCGTAAAGAGTTTGTGGCTTATTCTTTACAACCATTTATTAGCGCCATTGAAAACCGTTTATCTATGGATGATATTACGGCGCACGGTAACGTAGTGCGGTTTGCTCTAGATGAAACTTTCTTACGCGCCGATACTGCAGCGCGTTTAGATGCAATAGAGAAAATGCTTAATTTAGGTTTAATTGATTTACAGCAAGCTCAGAGTATGGAACAACTAAGCCCAATGGGCCTTAATGAAGGGAACGGCACTAATGATATTAACCTTTAGTGGCAATATCGAAGCTGTAGATAGCGGCGAGCGCCGTACTATCTCAGGCAAAATTGCACCGTATGGCGAAATTGGTTATACAAGTGCAGGTAAAGTAGTTTTTGCGCCTAATTCAATTAGCGCTGCAGAGCCAAGTAAAGTAAAACTTTTAATGTCGCACGATAACTCTAAGCCAGTTGGACGTATGCAGAGTATTACCTCAAGTGCGGACGGCTTATATGCAAGTTTTAAGGTAAGTGCATCCTCACGTGGAAGTGATGCGATTTTGCTAGCCCAGGAACAACTTATGGATGGCTTATCCGTTGGTGTTGAAGTTACAGCATCAAAGCCTGAAAAAGATTATCTCCTGGTCACCGCTGCCACCTTACGCGAGGTGTCACTTGTAGAGAGCGCTGCATTTTCTAGCGCTGCGGTGCAAAAAATTGCCGCGCAAGCGGGCGATATGCCAATAGAGGCAGCAACATCCACAAGTACAAAAATTACGACAACTAACACCGTAATAAACTCAACAACAACCGAAACCGAAACCGAAACCGAAAGCGAGGCCGCTGTGACTACAGCCCCCGAATCAAACGCACCTGAGGCAGTAGATGCCACAGAGCAGGCTGCACCTACAGTAGAGGCAGCTCGTAAAATCATCCTACCAAGCGCGCTTAATTCACAGCGTGTACGTACACCAATTACATCTATGGCAACTTACACAGAGCATAAAATCAAAGCCGCACTAGGTAATGATGAATCAAAGCTATATGTAACAGCCGCCGATGATTCTTTTACAACTAACCCTGCATTTAACCCAACTCAGTACCTATCAGAGTTTGTATCTAATACTAACTTTGACACGCCTACGATTAATGCCCTATCACAGGGAGTTTTGCCTAATTCAGGTATGACAATTAGCGTGCCTTCCTTGGTTACCTCAGCTGGCGGCCAAAATGGCGTAGCACCTGTTGTAACTGTTGAAGCCGAAGCTGGCGCTGTACAAAACACAGGTATGGTTACTGAATACCTTTCAGGTACAGTAAAGAAGTACTCAGGTATGAACACACTTAGCGTTGAATTGCTAGAGCGCTCAGACCCTAATTTCTATGCTGAGTTGACTAACCAACTACAGCGCGCATATTCACTAGCTACAGATGCTGCAGTAATTGCTGACATTGTTGCAGGCGGCGTACAAGGCACAGCCGTAGCAGCTACATCAGCTGGCATTATCAGCTACGTATCAACAGAGTCAGCTAATGTTTACAAAAACACAAGCTACTTCGCACGTAACTATGTTGCTGGCCCATCACAATGGAGCTTGCTAATGGGTGCAACTGACTCAACAGGCCGACCAATTTACAATGCTGCTCAACCTATGAACAGCGGCGGCCTTTCAACACCTACAAGTATCCGCGGTAACGTACTAGGACTTGACCTATATGTTGACCACCAAATGGTTAGCACAACTATTGACGATTCAGCGTTTATCTTGGCACCTGAAGCTATGACTGTTTACCGCAGCCCACAGGCTTATATGTCAGTTAACGTTGTATCTAACCTACAAATCCAGGTGGCAATTTATGGATTTATGGCAACGATTGTGAAAATGCCAAAAGGTCTTGTTCGCTACAATTTAACCTGAGGATAACCCACTAATAGTTTGGTAGGCCTCTTAGCCCTTTGAGGCTTACCAAACCTAAGTAAGATAGGAGTACAAAAATGCCAGCCACGTACGTAACCGCTGCTACCTTAAAAGCTAGCTTGGGCGTTGGCACTTTGTATGATTCTTATACTTGGATAGAGGATACGTGCCAAGCCGCACAAGATTTAATAAACGGCTTTTTGTGGTTTGATAATGCGCCAGTAGTAGGTACTGCGTTAGTAAATAATGTTGCTACGGTAATGGTGGCTAACCCAGGCATCTTTACTACAGGCCAATCCGTTACAGTTGCCGGGGCAGGTTCAACTTTTAATGGCACTTATACAATTACAGGCACTATCCCCTTTTCTACAGGTACTGCCAATATTTTGCCAGCATTTAATATGCAGCTTAACTATTGGCAATTCCCACAGGGTTATAGCTTTATCCAATATGCAAAAGTAGCAGCTGACCAAAACTTTAGGCGCGTATTGCCATATGGCACTATGACAGGTGACGATACAAAGACTGCTACCTATGCCAATACCCCAGCTATTAACGCCGCAGCTTTAATGCTAGCCGAGAATATATGGACATCTCGCTTTAGCACTCAAAACGGCGGCACTAGCGTAGATGGATACAGCCCTAGTCCGTTCAAGATGTCCAATACTTTGATGGCATCTATCCGAGGTTTATTAGCGCCTTACCTTAGCCCTAATGCGATGGTTGGCTAATGACAGCGGCCATAACTACTTTACGTAGCACTGTAGCTGCAGCCTTGGCTAATGTGGGCGTGTGGAGTACTTTTGCCTACCCGCCTAGCACAATTCTAGCCAACAGCGTTGTAGTTGCACCGGCTGACCCATACATAAGCCCTAGCAATAATTCTTATGCCGGCATTTCACCTATGGTAAACCTAAAGGTGATTATGACGGTGCCAATGTTTTCTAATGAGGGCAATTTACAAGGCATTGAGGACACCATAGTAGCCGTGTTTAATAAACTAGCTGCTAGCTCAATCGTATTTAATGTTACTGCTGTATCTGCACCTAGCGTATTAAGTGTTGCCAGCGGTGATTTATTAACGGCAGATTTACAATTATCTATACTTAGCAGCTGGACATAGGAGACATAATGGCACTTACCGAGGAAGAAAAAGCATTTTTAATCAAAATTGGCCAAGAGTTGCCAGTAGAGGTTAAAGAAACAAAGACAAAAGAAAACACTACTGAAAAGGAAGAGGTATAACCAATGGCAATTTATTTGTCAAACACGGTTGTAGCCACACTTAATAGTGTGGTTCTATCCGACCACGTAACAAGTGCGACTATCAATCGCAGTTTTGACGAACTTGAAGTAACCGCTATGGGTAAAGAGTATTGCCCACTCGCTGCGTAAGCAGCGATGAAAATTACAGCGCTATATCGGTGAAGGCCCCCAATAAAAGCGGGTTAATACCGAGGCAACCTGCGAAAGCAGAGAGTCCGTAGAGACTACACGCGCTGCCCCTAGAAATAGGGTGAAGATATAGTCCGAGCTATACCAATGGTAAAGGTATAGAGGTTAGCAGAAATGACTAGCCCGCCAGAAATGGTAGTAACAATATGGATACTGCACACAAGTTTGTTAAAGGATTAGAAGCTAGCACTATCACGCTTGACTTTTTAAGTGATACAGCTGCCGCTAATGTCAATGCGACATTACAGGCTGCCTGGGGTACAACAGTACCGCTGACACTTAAGCAGACAAGCGCGGCAGTATCAGCGACTAACCCGCTTTACAGCACTACTGTTTTGGTAAACAACACTACAGACATTAACGGCGCTGTAGCGGATGTTGCTACTCAAAGCATTACATTTACTTGTAACTCACCAATCGTAATTACAACCGCATAACAAAAAAGAAAAGGGGCTAACACAATGGCAAAACTCAAGATTACAAGGGCTGACGGCACAGTATCGGAGCATCCGATAACGCCAAAAATCGAGTGGGCCTTTGAGTTGTACGCTAAGGCAGGATTTCATAAGGTTTTTAGAGATTTGGAGCGCCAAACAGATGTATATTGGTTGGCCTGGGAGTGTTTACGCACAAGCGGGCAAACCGTACCAATGTTTGGGGCAGAGTTTTTAGATACCTTAGCTAAGGTTGAAGTATTGGACGATGACCCTTCGCAATAGTGGGGCGCGGTAGTTTTGGTTACCTGGTTGCACAGCTAGCCGTAGAAACGGGTATCGCGCCCCAGTATTTACTAGACCTTGATGCAGATATGTTTAAGAATATGTTAAAGGTTTTACACGATAGAGCTAAGGAGCAACAAAATGCCAACAGAGCTAGAAGGGGCCGTACAGCTCCGCGTAGCCCTTAAGCGTTTTGCACCTGACCTATCTAAAGAAACTCAGTCACAGATGGCGGCTGCATTAAAAACTGTTACTTCAGTAGCTAGAGGATATGTACCTAATGACGGGCAGGTATTATCGGGCTGGTCAAAAAACCTCTCAGGTGAAGAAAACCTGGCTTATCGCCCATTCCCTAAGTTTAACTCGGTTGCAGCTAAAGCCGGTATTACCTATTCCACTTCACCGTCTAAACCTAATAAAAACGGGTTTGTAGCCTTAGCTCGTATTCTTAATAAAAATGCTGCCGCTGCTATTTATGAAACAGCTGGACGTAAAAATGCACAAGGTCAACCTAACTTTTCACAAAAAAACTTTGTTTATCGTACAGGTGGAAACGGGCCTGGAGATTTTCAACTTAACTATTTTGCACACAGTAAAAGTACTCAGCGCAAGGGCTATAACAACTCACTTAACCCTAACGCCGGTAAACAGTTTATAGATAACATTAACAGTACAGGCCAGCTAGTCAATGCACGCCCTAAAGGTTTAGTAGGTAGCCCAGGGCACAAACTTACTGGCCGCTTAATCTTTAGAGCCTGGGCAGAGGATAACGGGCGCGCTAATGCTGCAGTTATTAAAGCCCTAGAAAATGCCTCAAAAATGTTTTATGAGAATACAAGGAGAGCTGCCTAATGGCTACCGATTTAGTTGTAAATATAGCCAGTCAATTCTTAGGTAAAAAGGCTTTTCTTGATGCTGACAAAGCTACCAAAAAACTTACTGGTAGCGTTAAAACTTTAGGCCGTACCTTAGGCGTAAGCCTTAGCGCCGCGGCTGTTTTGGCCTATGGCAAGGCATCCGTAAAGGCAGCTAGTGAAGATATTAAAGCCCAAAAACTACTAGCTAATAGTCTTAAAAATGTTGGCTTAGCTTATGCAACTGTTGACGTAGAGGGCTTTATATCTAAGATGCAGAGCCAAACTGGCGTATTAGATGACCAGTTACGCCCGGCTTTTGCTAAATTAGCTGGGGTTACTGGCTCAGTAGCCAAAACTGAAAAGCTTATGGCTCTTGCTTTTGATGTATCTAGTGGCTCATCTTTAGATTATGCCTCCGCTGTTGACCTATTAAGCCAGGCATATGTAGGCAATACAAAAGGATTAAAGCAACTTAACTTAGGACTTACACAGGCCGAGATTAAGGCTATGTCGTTTGACGAGGTTATGGCATTACTAAATGAGCGTTTTGCTGGCTCAGGTAAGGCAGCCATTGATACTTACGCAGGGCAGATGTCTTTACTTGCAGCTGCATCATCTAATGCCTCAGAGATTATTGGCACAAGTTTATTAGGCGCTATTGAGTCACTAACGGGTAGTGATGGCATAGCCAATGTAGGCACAGATATAGAAAACGCGGCTAAGTCTTTATCTAATTTTATTGATAGCGTTGTTTACCTTAAAGAGCAGATAGCAAGCATCCCAGGGGCAGGCATAGTTAAAGGCGCTTTTGGTTTGGTTGGCAACGTATTAGGCCGCTTTAGCCCGCAACGTGCAGCTGAGTTACTTAAAGAGATTAAAGGCCCACAGCCTTTTAGTCAGCCAATGTCTTTAGCCAATCAAGACACAGGCCGGGCTAACCTGGCAGCTCAAAAAGCGGCAGAGTTAGCTGCTATTAAGCGTAATAAAGAGCTAGCGGCTTTAGCTAAGTCTCAAGCAAAAAGCGCTAAAGATACCCTTAAAGCAAAACAAGAGCAGGCTAAATTAGACAAGGCTATAGCTGCAGGCCAATTAGCATTAAACAAGGGTGCAGATGTTTTTGACATAGAAAAAATCCAACTTAATGCAGCTCTAATAGGTCAGGCTGAGGCGCTAGGTAAGGCAACAACCGGGGCGCAAGTACTGGCTATAGCCAACGATGTACAGCGTTTAAAGGTTAAGCAAGATATGTTGGCTTTAGAGGATGCAATAGCATCTAAGGATGTAGCCCGTATTGAGGCTGCTACTAAGCAACTTAATGAGGACTTAAAAATCCTGGGTACCTTGCAGAGCCAAAACTTTACTTTACTAGGCATTAAAACAATTTTGGATAACCTAAAACCTAAAGAGCTTATAGACCAAGAAAATCTTAATATGGCTTTAGACAAGATACGCGAAATGCTAAGGCTTTTGGCACAGGCAAGCGCAACA